AAGCGCCAATACGATCCTTCTGGTCAAAGACAAGTTCTGCCATGTGCGTATTATGTCTTATTGCGGTGGAGTTGGCCAAGTGATTTCTGTAGGATAACCTGCCTGCGCAGTAATGTCACGCAACTCTTGGCGGTAGGTTGCCCAAGCTGTCTTGGTAGAGATCGGAACATCGGGTAACTGAGTCCAGTCACTGGCAACTAATTTAGCCTTGCGTTCCATGAGCGCTTCCCTTGTTTGCTGCTGTAGTTCCTTTTGTGCAATGGCTGCAGTCTGTGCGGCTTCTAACGCGGCTTGGTCTGGATTTGCTTCCCAGCACAGCGTGGTTGTGTTCCAGATGTCAAACTCAGAGGCTTTGGTTGTGTAGTTCTCAGGGGGTTCGCCATTTCGCAGATACCAACCAGAGGCGTCAACACCCTCTACCATGCGCTCAGAACTAAAGCCTTTACTTACAAGCGGCCCGTTTTCGCCATCCGTGTAATAGTAGTACATCTTATTTCCTAATGATTTCCACGCCGAGCCAAGCGTTGACGTTTGGATTAGTACTGCTGTCAAATCTTGTAGCCAGCACCCGGGCGTATTTATACACGCTGGTCACGTAGTTGGGGCGACGTACTGTCCACAGAGCCCCCTCAGTGCTATTTGCAATTTCAGTAGCAGTGTTTACAAAGTAAGCTGCAAAACCCTCTAGACCTCCGGTATCGGTACAAGTCACATTCAGCGTTGCGATTTGATTAGGGCCGTTAGTTGTATACGTCAACACATTGGGCGTAGTGTATGACCAAGCGAAATAGGATAGATTAACTATACCTGACTGTGGTGTGCCAAAATTTCCAGAACTAAGAATGTCGTCCGCACAATAATACAGCCTATAGGTTCCAGCATTAGGAATCAAAAACACGAACTGCATGGTTACAGTTCCGCCAAAGTTATTTGCTGGCCATACAGACAGTTCGGTTAGAAGTGCTCGCGTTCTATCACCTGTGCCCCACCAGTAACCTCTTGTTGGCGCTCCATACGTAACAGGCGCTAATCGAATGGGATAACCATTTGTGGTTACGACCCCAGCAGGTTGTAGGAATGGATTCTCAGGATCGGGGGATTGATATGAAGCTGTTTCACCAATCGTAGTCCATGTCACGGCGTCTGTACTGATCTGCAGTTTGGAGTTCCCTAGTTGCGTTACACTAGCAGAACCGGGCGATGTAGGCTGCACATACAATTTAAGTAACGCTGCATCCTGTGCGGCGGCACTAAAGTCTACAAAACCAATTTGTCGTTCACCCATTGCAGAAGAAGGCCACGTATTTTCTAGCTCAACGATGGATGTAAACGTAATAGCGCCGCCAACAATCTGCAACCTGCCAACAGCCAACTCAGCGATCTTTGCGCTACCAATAGAAGCCGCAGGAACTTCGATGTCACCGCGGGCAACAATGTTCTGGAACACAGCTTTACCAGAAGCGCCATTACCTTTGGCTACCGCCCAGCCCACAGTACCGTTATCAGTGATGTTGCCATTACCATCGATCGTGCCGTTGAAGTCCGAAGACGCAATGAAGTTACCGATCTTGGCGTTTGAAACTGCGGCAGTACCGATCTTTGCATTTGTGATGGAGGCATCAGCAATATACGCTTCGCCAATGGCTGCACTAGCAATATAGGTGCTAATGTTGGCTGACGTAATCGAGCTTAAAAAAGCAAAGTTTCCAAACGATGGGATGTTTGTGATCTGGGTGCTCCAGTTAACACTGCTTGCCGTAGCCAATGTCCCAAGACCAGTAACGCTAGAAGCAGCAACTGTGTTTGCAGTAGCCAATGTGCCGAGACCAGTAACGCTAGAAGCAGCGACAGTATTTGCAGTAGCCAACGTACCGAGGCCAGTAACGCTAGAAGCGGCTACGCTGTTTGCAGTAGCTAATGTACCAAGACCAGTAATGTTTGCCGTGCTAAGGGGTGTACCAGCGGCGAAGATAACATTACCAGCTGAGTCTTTAATACTCAGCCCACGGGTGTCAATCTGAGACGCAGTTAACTGGCCACGGATGGATGCAGCACCAAACTCCGCAGAGCCGCCACCGTCGATCTTCCAGCCAGCAGAACCGGCAACATAGTTCGAAGACTGAATGTATTGGCCAACGTTGATTGAACCAGCGATGATTTTATCTGCGGTGATGCTAGCGATCTTTGCACTGTCGACTGCGAGGTTGGCAATCTTGGCGTTAGTGATCGTGCCGTTCTGGATGTAGCCATCAGTGATATACACACCAACAGGAACCTCAACACCACCAATATTTACAGGCGTTGTCCGGACAATAAATGGCATTGTGGGTGCAACACCCGGGCCGGTAGGGCTTGCAATGTAGAACGCATCTGAGCGAACGGCAAACGTACTAGTTGTAGGGCCTGCGGTATTGCCAGCAGAAGAAAGACCAAAGCCTGAGACATAGCCGTTAACGTCTGTCTTGACTGTGTACTGTGCTGTTTGACCATTAGGGCCAGCCGTTGTAGTTGCAAGTACTTGCAGTGCAGCGCTAACAGAGTCAACGTCGGTTACGTCATATAGGGTAAACCCTTGGATATCCCAGTACCCAGCGCCACCGCTGTAGTTGTCTAAGAACTCTGGCTGAAAGTAAGTAGCACCGGATTGCCAATCGGAGGCAGTCCACAAATAGTTGTACTCGCCCCACGTATCACCGTATGTGGAGAGGTGCGTAGCACGGGAAATGCCGCTTGGCTTATAGGGGCTACGACCGCCGTTAACGGGGCCGGGGGAACCTGCGTTGTTATTAGTAAACTGGCGCAGGCTGAAATACAAAACACCAGCGGCGTCGGAAGAAGGACGAGCCCAGAAACGAACTCTATATTTCTTAGCCGTGTTAATTGGGACGAAGTTGCCTTGGTTTGGATATGCGCCCCCAATGCCGGCAAGACGAAGGGCAATAGTACCGGCCACGCCACCAGTGACTGAAACAATCGACTGCCCGTTCAGTACCCACTGCTCAAGCGGCAGGAAAAGCGAAATACCTCTGAACTGAGACCGCAGCGTCGTGGACGCAGAGCTAATAGCACCATCTGTGTCTGTCTTGGTGTAGTAGTTGTTTGTCAGTGTCGCAGTTGTTGGGTAGTTTGCCAACGTGTTCGAGGACACCAAATTTAATGTGGCGTTTGAAATCGCCGTGTTAGCTTCAGTCTTTGTGTAGTAGTTTGTGGACAGCGTAGCTGTAGTAGGGTAACTACCGAGAGCATTAGTTAACGCGGTTGTAGATACCAGATTGGTTGTTGCGTTACTGATCGCCGTGTTAGCTTCAGTCTTCGTGTAGTAGTTTGTCGACAGCGTTGCTGAACTTGTGTAGTTGCTAAGCGCAGTATTCAACCCTGTTGTAGATACCAAGTTTTGTGTGGCTTGGCTAATCGCGCTATTAGTGTCAGTCTTTGTGTAGTAATTGTTTGTTAACGTAGCAGTCGTTGGGTATGAGTTAAGCGCGTTTGTTAGCCCAGTTGTAGAAACAAGGTACTGCGTAGCCGAGCTGATTGCAGAGTTGGTATCAGCCTTGGTGTAGTAGTCATTTACAAGCGCAGCAGTCGTTGGATAATTACCAAGTGCATTGTTTAACGCAGAAGTAGAAACTAACGTGGTTGTAGCCGAGCTAATCGCGGAGTTGGTGTCGGCCTTGGTGTAGTAGTTAGTTGTCAAGGTTGAACGAGTAGCGGCCAGACCCGTAACAGGATCATTGAACGACGCGCTTAACGCCTGACGAGCAGTTACTTCCGCGCCAAGATCGCTGACAACATTTCCAATTTGTGTAGTATGAGCAGCAACAATCCCGCCAAGAGAGGCGTACTCACCCACCTTCAACCAGTAAGTTGTGTTCGTGGGTAAGTTACCAGTGGTCGTTGACTTGGCTTGATAAATACTGCCTTCGTAAGAAACCAGTGTGTTGGCTGCATATGTTGTTGTGTTGGAATACGCAGGGGTGTTCTGGATGTCATTAACTTGCGACTGCACGGCAGCCACGCGAGCATTGACAGAGCCCGGAAAAGTAGCGGGTGCATCAATTAACTCGATGCGAGAACCAAGATCGGCGTAGAGCTGGCTGGTTGTTAGCTGCCCAGTTAGGGCTTCGAGAAGCTTCGCCACATCTTGGCCAGTAGTGACGACCAGACCATTGGTTCCGCCAGCAGGATTAACACTGAGAACGCCATCATTGGATTCCCACTTAAGCCACAAATGCCATTCAGTAGCCGGGTCGGTAGCATAGGACGTAACTTGCCCAGCGAACTGAGTTATTTCTACGGCGTTAGCAAACACTGGTTGGGGCGCAGTGCCTGCGCGTTTAGCACCATAAAGCCGAGACTGTCTGTGACCGTTGCCTTGTGGGTAGGTAGGCGCGTCACACTCAACAATAAGATTGGTAATTGCTGCATCAGCAGCGAACCCAGTAGGTGTGGGAGGCGCAGTTAAATCAGGGACATAAGGGCCGGAGACCGAGGGGCCTGTTAGCAGAGGTGCAGAGCCACCGCCGAAGCGAACGTTGCTAAGTGTGGCAAAGCCAGAATCAACCAAGTCGCGGAGCGTTACACCACGGTCAAGCGGGTCGCCCTGCTTGCCCAAATAGGTCATCAAGGTTTCGCGAACGCGAGCGCCAAAGTTACTGGCGCTGTCGCTTGGGATGTCGTTTCTCATAGCTGTTTGAGTTCCTCAACAGATGTAGCGATAGCCACGTCTTGCACTGGGTTTGTACCCTCAATCTCAACCTGAAATTCAAATGCACGGTAGCCGCTAGGTAGTCTAAACGGATTACGGTCTGCAACGGTCTGCGTATGCTTGTGCACGCCGTCAGCGTACAAACGGAATGTAACTGGGTAAGCATTGGCTACCACTACGGCTGCAGCAAAGTTAATGGGTGAACCTTGACGGAACGGTTTGCTACGCGAACGGTAAGTCATCGATGTGCCTGCATCCCACTTGCCGATGTTGGAGCCGTTCAAAACATACAACTGATCTTTTAAGCTGTCGAAGTACATAGCTTCGTAGCCGACGTCCAAGAAAAAGATACCGCCACCGTTGGGATCAATGATGAAACCTTTGCGACCCGAGCCATCGTTGTAGCTACCTAAGTATAAACCCTCATACATCTTACCGATGATGCTACTTGGAACCAGAGCTTGCCAATCCTCACGGAGCATGATGCCATTAGTAATAACACGAGCGCCGCCATCGCCGAACCAGCATAAACCGTCTTCAGAGGCCCAAGCCACGCCGTTACCCATGCTCACAACAGAACGTGCTGAAACGCAGGCTTGTTGTATTTCTAGGGGGCGCTGATCCATGCCATCAGGCGTTGAACCCTGCACGAGTAAGGGGCGGCCAGTTGTCAGTATTAGTAGACTTTGCCCGAACACACCTTGAGCAACAGGTTTGCTGTCTGGTGGAATGATCTCGTACGTTGCAGGCCAAGCGTAGGGTGTATAAGGCTCGCAAATGCGCACTGAATTACCCGAGATACCACTCATCATTCCATTCCACAGCGCTGTGAGGTTTGTCAGAGTTGGTTCAGTAATACTTGTCAGTCCACCAGTAGGAATACCGGGTGCTGGGAACCACAAGTTAGTCGCTAGGTTTTCACCTAATGCTCGGTTGTCATCAGTTGTTGAGGATGTAGCAAGAGTGATCTCGCGCAGAAAGTAAAAATCTGTACCAGTCGAGCTACCCTGTGTGCGGTAGATACGGATCGTGTCAATGTCATAGTTGCCTGACGGCGCAGCACTAAAACCAGAAATAGCAGTCGAGCCTAGATTGTCCCGGGTAACTAGGGCGCTCACAGGTGATGGAGCTGATTCCCAGCCTGCACTGTTGACATAGGTGTAGACGTAGTAGTAATACTCAATAACGGGGGATGTTGCACCGGAGTTCGTACCCGCCACTGTAGGAGCTCCAACTGGGGCTGGGATGCCCATAGGACGGCTAGTTGTTGGGTAAGGCGCGGTGGCCAACCCGATCACATTGTTTGTAAACTTGGGAGCGCCGTCGCCAGTGTAGTACGTCTGTTCGGTTGTATCCGCAGCATCAAAGCCACGAACAACATTGACTGCGGTAGTCCAGCTTAGCCAGTACTGAGCGTCGGAGTCTACGTCACGACCCATGCGGTAAATGGTTTGACGACCAGAAGGAACTGTAGCTACGGTTGTTT